GCCGCACAGCGGCCAATACCCGGTCGTCGTCGGGCTGACCGCGGAACGTGACGACGGCGGTGCCTGCCATCAGCACTTCCCCCCGAAGGCTCCGGCGTCGCAACAGCCTTGCGGCATCAGTTGCCGATCGCCGCCGTCAATCTCGTGCCGCACCTGCTTCCACTGGTTGCCGGTGCAGTTGGCGTTGTTCCAGTCGGCAATGCAGTCCGCCTCGCTGTCATAGCCGTAGGCCGCTTCCCACAAGTCGCCGGTGTCAGCATCGACGCCGATGATCGGATTGAGCACGCACGGGCAGACGTAAACGATCGCCTTCCACTCCGTGACCACGTCTTCGCTGCCGCACTTGTCGGTGCGAGTCACAGTGATCGTGACCATCTTGCAATTCTGCGGCGGGCAAAACCCGAGAGGGTCAGAAGTGATCCCCGTGTACGGGTCTGCTTGCAACGGGCACGCCGGGTCTTGCGGCCCGTATCCTTGATGCGTGAACTCCCAGTCCACGGTCTTGGCGTAAAACCGCTTGTCGTCGGTTGCCGGGTCGCAGTCGTATTCGTATGCCGGCGGGTTGGCGCACGAACCGCAGTCGTCTGCTTCCTGCCACGGCAGGGCTGGCAAGTCGTTGCGAGTGCCGCGGACAAACAGCGCGTCGGCAATCGGGTCGCCAGTGGAAGAACCGGCCTTGAACACCAGTTTGCGGATGTCCGGCGTGCCGGCCCCTGTGAACTGGCCGCTGCCCTTGTAGTGCGTCAGGCCGTCGCCGGTGAAGTCTGGCGGATTTGCCCCGTCTGGGCAGAGCTCCTCAAGCATCGCCGGTGTGGCTGGCTCGCCGTCGATCAGCGGAGCAGGCCAGCCGAACCCAGTTTGTGGGTTGTACCACGCTCCACACGGGTTGCCGTTCTCAGCGCACCAGCCTGGGTAGGGCTCGCCTCCAAACGGGATCAACGCTTCCTGGCAAGCCGTGATGCACGCGGACTGCGTCGGATAGTTGCTGGTCAGGTTGCAAACGCCAGCGCGGTCGAGGCCGTCATACAGCGACAGGTCTTCGTCCGGGCGAAGGTAGTAGTTGCCCGGCTCGCCGTAGACTGCGTAGTAGTTGAAAAACGCCTGCCACGAAACGCACTGGCAGCAAACGCAGGTCGGGCATGCACACGGCGTCTGGCAGCAGTTCGAGCAGGGCAGGAGCACCATAGGTCAGCACTCCGCGGCGATGACGTACCAGCCGAAGCCGTTGTTGCTCACGGCCACGTACGCTGAACTCGGGATCTCGGCAAAGATGTTATGTGCCACCTGCGTGCCGGCCGTCGCCGTTGGCCTCGAGGTGGCAGTGCTGGGCGGCCCGGCATAGAGCGTGATCACTGCCGACGAAGCCTTGGACCAGGCGGCCGTGCCTACCTGCCCGATCATGATGCGGACGCCTGCCGCACCGCGATCGTTAGACGGGCCAGACAGCGGCTCTTTGCCGACGTGCTTCTCGGTGAGCCTCACGCTCTTGCCGATACGCTTGGCGTCCTCTTCGGAAAACCCGTAGGTCGCCATGCCTCACTCCGACAGGACGAGGTATTGCAGCCGGGCCGCCGAGGTGTACTGCGTGCTCGTCACCGCCCGCACGCCGATGGTAATGGTTGGCACAAGCGGCAGGACGGCGGCCATTCCACGCTGGAGCTTCACCACCTCTTGATTGTTCGTGCCGTCGTACGAACCAACGAAGATGGCGTGCGTGCCGCTCGTCAGAGTCGAGAGGTTGCGGAACGCCGCGTAGCCGGCCGCAGTCACGTTACCCAGAGACAGCGTCTGCACGGCAGTGCCGACCGTCACGACTGCACCCGCGCCGGCCTGAGTCGTCTGGTCAACGCTCACGCCTGACGAAGCAAACCGCTCGCTGTAGTTGCCGTTCGACACGCTCAGCGTGAGCGATGCCTTGATTTCGTCTGACATTAGATGCCTCCAAACGCGAAGATGTCTACCATGTCCACTTCTTTGTACGGGTAGGCGTAGAGCTTCTTGAGGTTGGCGTTCGCCACGCCAGGCCCATAGGCTGTGGCGAGTGCTATTGGCACGGCCACGCCGGCTCCATCAAGCGGCACTGGCTTACTGACGGGGTTTCCGGCCACGTCAAGGATCGCGCGGCGTTCGCCGTTGATCTTTTCGTTGAACCCCGCGTCGTAGTAGGTGACGACGTGCTGCTTGGGGTCGTATAGCCATTCGACGCTGATCGTCCACAGCTGCCGCTTGTCGTCGTAATCGGCATTGAATCCCTGGCAAAGCAGCGTGCGACGAGTGCAGCCGAGAAAGTCAAACCGGTTCGTCTTGTTGGTGAACGACAAAAGCCAGGCGAAGTTTGGATCTGTTACTTGGCTGTTGGTGTAGGTCAGCTTGGCAAGGCATCGATTCTCGGTCAGTCCATCCACTGGATCGCCAGCGGAGTTCCTCGCTGGCTCCCCGCCCGCCGTGCCGTCTGGCCCTTCGTCGGTCAGCGGCACTTGCTGCTGCTCGGTGGTTACCGTGATCTTCTTCCACGTCTCAGCGTCAGTGCCTTCTGGCTTTTCCTCGTCTGGGTCTTGCGGCTCCTCTCGCTTGTTGTCGTACTCAATGGTGATCTTGGCCGCCCGCTCCTGCTCCTCGCCCTTTAAATAGCCGAACTTGCGCGAGGTGACGTAGAACGGGATGCCGCCGACCAGCTCTAGGTCGTTCAGTTGCGGGATCTTGCGGTTGTAGAACGTCGGCCAGGTCGTGGTGTCGTTGATCAGCACATTGAAATCAACCTCGCCGTCGAACTTGGCCAGCAGATCAACGGACCCCTTTATGTCCACGGAGCCCTTGGACCCCTTGGATTCGGAGTATTCAAACGAACGCAGTTGGTGGACGGATACGATTGCCATGGCTATGCGGTGAGTGTCGCCAGTCCGAATCCGGTGAGGTTGCTGGCCATTTCGTCGAGAGCGTCAGCGGCCCGTTCCGTGTTGTCGGCGGTCCGCTTCGCGTCTTCCTTCACGTCGAGCCGCGGGTCGGCCCCACGCATGATGGAATTACGGAAGGACTCGCCCTCGCTGCTGCCGACGACGATGGCCTTGAGGTCTGCGGAGTTGATGCGGACCTGTGCGACAACAGAAGACTGGCTGCCGGCTTGGGTCTGTGCCTTATCGACAGACGACGCGGCGGATTGCGCGGCGTCGCGAAAGCCTTTCACTGCATCCGTCAGCGGCGTGGCGATTGCAGCCCCAGCCGCCGGCGCCACGTCATCCGCGAATGCAGCCTTGAAGTTCTCGGCCGCCTTGCCGAAGTTCGTGTCGATGTCCTTGCTGACCTGCTTGTTGAAGGCATTCATCTGCTGGACGGTAGCGTCGATGCCCGACGTGTCTAGGAACGCCGCGTCACCGATCTTCTTGATGGCGAACAGTAATCCCTCAATTGGGCCAGTGATGCCCAAGATGAGCAAGCCAAACGCCGCTTCCAACGTCCGTCCGACGCTGGCGAAGAGCGAGGCAACACGGGATCCGAACTGAAATATCGAGTTCCACTGCCCGCCGATTTGCGAGAGGTAGGCAAACACCTTCTGAACCGATGGGGCGAAGTTCGCGATGAGGTAGTCGCCGACACCGGCAAGGTACTCCGCAGCGTTCAGTAACGCTTCGCCAATGGCCTGCCCGATGTTGGCACCGCCGATGGTTCCAACGTAGTCGGTGAACGTCTGGGCGATCCCGGTGACAGCCGGCGCGAGGTGAGCGACGACCTGCTGCACGATGCCCTGAATCGACGCATAGACCCGCGTGAACGAGTCGTTCATGTTCTCGACGTTCTGCCCCTGGGCGTTCGTCAGCGTCAGGCCGAACCGCTCCGCTTCCTGACGGGCCTTGCGGATCGACTCTGCCCCGCCCTCGAACAGCGGCAGCATGGTTGCGCCACTGCGGCCGAACAGCGCCACAGCCGCGGCCGCACGCTCTGCCGGGCTCTGGATGTTGGCGATGGCCGAGGCAATGGCCTCAAACCTGTCCGCACTCGACATGCCCTGCAGTTGCCCAGCATCCAGCCCAAGGTTGGCGAAAGCCTTTTGGGCTTGCTTCGACCCGCCCACGGCCTTTTGCATGGCAACGTCCGACTTGGTCATCGCCGTGCCGATCTGCTCGATGCCGACGCCAGCCAGGTCGCCGGCCAGTTTGAGCCCAGCGAGTTCGCCGTAGGTCGTGCCCAGCCGGCGGCTCAGTTTGCTCTGCACGTCGATACTCTCGGCCGCGGCAGCGGTCATCGACGTGAACGTGTTCACGGCCGACTGTGCCATGGAGAACATCGACAGTTGGCCGAACGTAGATCCGGCGACGCTGCCCAGCATTCGCAGCGGGTTCACCGCCGAGCCGACCGTGCTGGCAAACCCGCCGAGGCTCTTCCCTGCTCGAGCAAGCCCAGCCGTCAGCCCGCCAGTGCTGGCCGTGATGCTGACGTTGACCCTTCCGAAGTTCTTGGCCATGCGTCAGCCCGGTAGTGGGATTGCGTTGAGTGCGGCGAGAATCTGCTGCGGCGTTTGGGCCCGCTTCGGCACGGGCATGAAGTCGTCAACCTTCTTAACCGGCGAGTTCTTGCCCCGGTAGGCGTTGGAGAACTGGGTCATACTCATTGCCGACCGGAGCCATTCGTCGCCCCACGGCTCCAATAAGTAGTACCCCATCCACCCGTATAACTGATCGACCGACATCTCCTCCGCGAGAGCGTCAACGTCCACCCGTCCCATCTTCAGCGCCAGCCGGTAGAGGAACAGCAGCACCGGCGACGCCTCTATTTTCCCGCCGCTTGCTCCACGGGATTGGCAAGCATGCCGTTGAGTTCAAAAGCGGCTTGCACGATCCGCTGCACAGCCTCCCAGTCGTAGGCACCGATGGCGGCCTCGTCTGCTTCGCTGAACAACTGCTTGCCGTCTTCAGCCACGCAAACGAGCGTCACGATCTTGGCGGACAGGTTGTTGAGGCTCACGCCACCCTTGCCGCCGCCAACAATTTCCTCGAGCCGGTTGCGGCCCTTGGCGGTCAACTTGCTGACGTAGACCTCGCTACCCTCACCGAGTTCCGGCACGGGCACCAACACCTTCGCCAGCGGTTGCCGTCGCTGTAGGAACTCATCACGACTCAGAGCCATGCGCGCCTCCCTGCGTCACACCAATCAGCCGAGCGTGCCCGAGAGCTTGATCGTCACAGAGCCCGACTGCATGTCTTCCATCTGGGCACCGGCCTCGTAGCCGGTCATGTAGCCGAACGCCGACCACAGCGTCACAGCCGTGCCACCGTTGGCCCAGTACACGCTCACCACCTGATTGGTGGCGACGTTCGCCAGGTCGGCGACGGGCTTCACAGCAGGGTCGTGCAGCACCTCGACCGACAGTTCGCCGGGGTCGTAGATGGACGATGCCACGAACTCCTTGGCCGAGGACAGCATGTGCGTCGCGTCGGCAACAGCCCGGGCGATGCCGTTGTGGTTCACGCCGGTGATCTTGTAGCCGGTCGCGGTGTGCAGCGCGGTTCCGAACGAAACGTAGGTGCCCTGTCCGATGTCAGCAGCCATTGGTCAACTCTCCGAGTGGGTGATCTCGACTGTCAGGTCCGTCCGGTAAATGGGCGTCTGGTCGCCGGGGTTCGCTGGCTCTTGCTGGTCGTTCTCGTCCTTGACCGTAACGAGCCGAACCGCCGGCGTGCTCTTGAATTGTAAGGCTGACCGCACCGCACGCCCGAGGTTGCGGCAGTCCACCAGCCGCGTCGAAATGCACGACACCGTGTACGTCGTCCGCGTGATCCCGGTCACCCCCCGCATGTGCATGTACGGCCCACGGCTGGCGTCCTGGCGGTCGATGACCAGGCACGGCAGCGTCGTCCCCTGCGGAGCCTGGACGGCGTAGATCCGCGAGCCGACGGACGCTGCGATGTCGGCCGAGACCGACAGCAACTGCAGCAGGGACTCGTCGATGAACGTCGTGGCTGGCATCACTTCCCCTTGGCATCGCGGCGGGCGTTCTCGGCTTCAGCCTTCGCCACCGCCCGGCCGAGTTCCTGAATCAGTTCGTCCCTG